CCTGCAAGAAAATTATAAGCGAATATTTAAAGGTAAGGCTAGAAGTAACGATGGCAAGTTAATTAATGAAGCACCAAGTTTCCAACAAATGGGAGCAGGTATTAGTACAAATCGTGACACCAATGCTGGAGACAGAGAGTTGCAAATCAATAAAGCCTTCCTAACGGATGATGGGTTTGGAGAGAAACCAAATCATATGCGTGGTATACAACCTGATACGGCTCGACAGATTAAGAAACAGTACCAAACGCTGGACAAGGCTCTTATTGCAATGAGGAGTCTATTAGACGTAGCATATGATGAATTAGATGAGCATTATGTTGATGAGAGCGCTATAATGGCAGCATTCAAAGCAGAAATGGATTTATTTCAAGCAATGGATGATACTATTGAAAGTTCATTCTTACCTAAAGTAAAAATGTAATAGGATAAAAAAATGAACTTACAAGAAAATTATAAACGAATATTCAAAGGCAAGTCCAGAAGCAATGATGGCAAGTTAATTGAAGAGTCTATCACTAACATGGATCCCAAAGCTAATATGCTACATCAAGCAATCTCTGAAGCAATTTTCAGAATAGACGAGAATATGAACTATAAGATTTTTGCTGATGCTGTAGCGTTAATGTTAGAGGATGGATATGGAGCACATAACTATGATCAATTCCTAGACCATTTACGTATGCAACTAAACAAATCATAAAATAAATTAGGACTTACGAAAAATAATTCTTATATTTATATAAAATAAAGAGATGAAGAAAATGATAAAATTAGCAGGATTAGCAAAACCATTCTTAAAAGAAGCGGATGCAGATTTTGATCAAGCATTTAACATCAAGCAATTAAAAAATATCAAATTCATACTACCTTCATGGGAATCCGTTGATGATGAATTTGACAAAGGAAAGTATTTTAAGATTGAATTTGATGATAAGAAACTAAACCCAAATGGAAGTATTAAGTTGGATCATGTGCTTCATTATGCGGCTGAAAAACACCCATCTGTAGCAGATATGACTGTAGATAGAACATCTGATAAAGATTTTGATCATACCATTGTACATATATCTAAAGGAAATTATGCAGGTCTAACTTATACGTTAGAGGCATTGGATGACCTATACGGAAAGGCCGGTACTGCAATGGGGTGGGATTAAAAGAAATTAACAAATAACAAATAAAAACTTTTTTCAAACTTTTTTCGATAATCCTTAGGATAGATGAAATAAAGTTATTATATTAAACAATAATTATTAATTTTTAAAAACAAAGGTAAAAATGGCAATTGACTTAGAAGCAATCAAAAGAAAACTTAATCAGTTACAAACAACCGGCAACCGCCAAAACAATCTATGGAAACCTGAACCAGGTAAACAAACAATTAGAATTGTACCGTATCAATTTGATAAAGAAAATCCTTTTCAAGAATTGTATTTTCATTATGATTTAGGAAAGAAAAATTTTCTATCACCTATTACATATGGTAAAGCAGATCCAGTAGTTGAATTTTCTGAAAAACTAAAATCATCAGGTAACTCTGAAGAATGGAAGTTAGGTAAGAAGATGGAACCAAAAATGAGAACTTATGTTCCTGTAGTCGTAAGAGGCAAAGAATCAGAAGGTGTTAAATTTTGGGGATTTGGTAAAACAGTTTATACCGAGCTATTAGGATTTTATGCAGATCCAGATTATGGTGATCTTTCAGATCCGATGAATGGTAGAGATGTAGTTGTAGAGTTTACGCCTAGTGAAGGTCCTGGACAATATCCAAAGACAACCATTCGTGTAAAGCCAAATGTAACTCCTGTTACTGAAGACAAAAATGTAGCAGAAAAAATTGCTCAACATCAACCTGATCTAAAGACTATATTCAAAGAACCAACATATGATGATTTGAAAGATGCTTTAGAAAAATGGTTAGAACCAGAAGCAAATGAATCAGAAGCTGAACAACCAGCCTCTGCAAACAACGAAACTAATGCCAATGAAAATACTGATGCTACTGTGAATAAAGTAGATGATGTATCCAAAGCATTTGATTCATTATTTAACGAGTAATAAGTTACAAAACATGGCAAAATCAAAAAGTGAACAAGCAGACGAGCTTGCGGTTACATTAGCAGATAATCTGAATAAGAAATTTAAAGGTACTGGTTTCAAAGCCGCCTACTTTTTAGATAGCGATACAGATGCTCCTAGTGAAGTGAGAGGGTGGGTTGGTTCAGGCTCATCAATGTTAGATCTTGCAGTATCAAATAGACCCGAAGGAGGTTTTCCGGTAGGACGTATAACAGAAATTACAGGCCTGGAAGCTTCAGGTAAATCTTTATTAGCAGCTCATGCATTAGCCAATACGCAGAAGAAAGGCGGAATGGCAGTGTATATTGATACAGAGAATGCAGTTAGTAGAGAATTTTTAGAAGCAATTGGATTGGATCTTGAAAAAATGTTATATGTTCCATTGGATACAATAGAAGATATATTTGAGGCAATTGAAAATATTGTTGAATCAATTAGAAAATCCAATAAAGATCGTTTGGTTACGATTGTAGTTGATTCTGTAATGGGCGCATCAACAAAAATTGAAATGGCAAAAGAATTTGATAAAGATGGTTATGCAACATCAAAGGCAATCATTCTATCAAAAGGTATGCGAAAGCTTACTAATATGTTAGGCCGTAACAAAATTTGTTTGATATTTACAAATCAGTTAAGAACTCGATTAGGAGTAGCATTTGGAGATCCGTATACTACCTCAGGTGGTAAAGCAATTCCATTTCATTCTTCAGTAAGGTTACGATTAAAATCAGTTGGTCAGATTAAAGTTAAAAAGGACGGGGTTGATCAAGCCATCGGAATTAAGACTAGATGCCAAGTGATTAAAAACAGAATGGGTCCGCCATTAAAGACAATCGATTATGATATCTATTTTGAATCAGGTATCGATAACTTTGGAGGCTGGCTTAATGTTATGAAGCAGTATAAACTTGTATCAACGGCTGGCGCATGGTATACATTTACAAGAGCAGATGGTTCGGAAGTAAAATTCTTATCAAAAGATTTTGAAAAGAAATTAGAAGAACTAGATGGCCTTAAGGATGAAATCTATAAGCTAATCTGTGATGCCTATATATTGCAATATAAGCCTGGAGAAGATTTTGGTATTGATGATGTCGAGATAGATGAAGAATTTGTATCTGAAGAAGGATGATGAAGAACAGATATCAAGACATATTCCACCAGATAGAGAAGGATCGAGAACAAGGACAGGGGTCTAATAAGAATAGCCATTTATTGATTATCGACGGTTTGAATACATTCATTAGAGTGTTTTCAGCCGTCCCTGCCTTGAATGATGATGGGATGCATATCGGAGGAGTTACTGGATTCCTCCGATCCATTGCTGCTAATATTCGTCAACATAAACCAACTAGATGTATTGTTATCTTTGATGGTAAAGGCGGCTCGGCAAGAAGAAAGAAATTGTATCCTAATTACAAAGCCAATAGAGCAAATAAAACAGCATTTAATCGGCATAAAGAATTTGCCTCATTGCAAGATGAACAAGATAGTATGAAACGTCAATATGGTCGTATGATACAATACTTGAATTGCTTACCTGTAACGACAATGGCTATTGATCAAATTGAAGCAGATGATGCAATTGCATATCTTACAACTCAGGTTTATAATAAACCAGATAATCGAGTTACCATTGTTTCAACCGATAGAGATTTTCTGCAATTAGTAGATAATCGAGTATCAGTATGGAGTCCAGTTAAAAAGAAAATGTATACGCCAGATTTAATGAGAGATGAATTTGGTATAGATGCAAAAAATTATTTATTATATCGTGCAATAACAGGAGATAAGTCAGATAATATTCCTGGTGTTAATGGAGTAGGATTAAAAACTATGATTAAACGTATACCGATTATAACTGAGTATTCAGAATTATCAGTCGATCGTTTAGTAGAATATGTATCCGGGCTCGATAAAAAATACAAAGTGCATGAAATATTAGAACAATCCGGAGATCAGATTAAATTGAATTATGATCTAATGCAGTTGAAGGATGTAGATATAAGCGGTGATGCAAAAATGAAAATTATGCATATCGCTCAAGACGAAATAACAAAGATGGATGTATTATCATTTAAAAAGATGTTTATGGTTGATAAAATGTATACCGTTATAAAAGATCTGGATACATGGTTATCGTCAGCATTTAATCCATTAAATGCTTATAGATCTCTTTGATCTTTGAAAAAAATATTATATATTTAATGTATGACAGATAGATTAAGTTCATACGGTTATAGTTTTCAGATAAAGGTTATAACAGCTTTATTAACAGATAGAATGTTCATGCAACAAATATCTGATATACTATTACCGACGTATTTTGAAAGTGAAGCTAACAATTGGGTAGTTGATACTATACTTGAGTACAATAAAGAGTATAAAACATCTCCGACGTTAGAAGTAATGAAAGTAAAGCTTGATGCGGTGGAGCATGATGTGCTTAAACAGCAGATTATTGACCACCTCAAAGATGCTTGGAAATTTGTAGAAGCTACTGATTTACAGTTTATAAAAGAACAGGCTTTAGACTTTTGTAAAAATCAGGAAATTAAAAAGGCAATACTATCATCAGTTGATTTATTAAAGAACGGTCGGTATGATGATATCAAGGCAAAGATTGATGATGCGTTAAAAGCTGGCGGTGATAAAGATATTGGACATGATTACATGAGTTCAATAGAAGAACGTTATACTGATGCTGTGCGAGATACAAAAGAAACGCCATGGGAAGTTCTAAATGAATTGACAGATGGTGGATTAGGTAAAGGTGAGTTAGCAGTATTTGTTGCACCAGCTGGTATTGGTAAGTCATGGGGATTGATAAATATTGGTGCCCATGCAATCAAAAAAGGCATGACAGTATTGCATTATACATTAGAGCTTAATGAAGCATATGTAGGATTAAGATATGACTCTGTTGTAACAGGAATAGCCAATCAAAATCTAAAACATTATCAGTCTCAGGTTAAAGATGAATTAGAAAAAATAGATGGTGAGTTAATCATTAAACATTATCCGACTAAGTCAGTATCTGTAATGGGATTGCGTAGTCATATTGAAAAATGTATAATGAATGATAAAAAGCCAGATGTTGTCATAGTAGATTATGCTGATTTGTTAAGAGGCCATGGCCAAGAGAAGAGACATGAACTTGAAGGTATATATGAAGATTTGAGAGGTATGGCTGGTGAATATGAAATACCAGTTTGGACAGCATCTCAAGCAAATAGATCGGCATTAGAAGAGGATGTCATTGATGCTAGTAAAATTGCCGAGTCATATGGAAAGGTTATGGTAGCAGATTTTGTAATTTCATTATCTAGAAAGATTGCAGATAAATTAGCAGGAACTGGTAGGTGGCATGTCATTAAAAATAGATTTGGTCCGGATGGAATAACATTGCCAAGTAAGATGAATACATCTAATGGACAGATTCATATTTATGCAGATACGTCTGTGCAAGGCAAGGATACTCAAAAGCAAATGGATAAAGGATCAGAGTATACTAGACAGATGTTGGCTCGTAAATTCAAAGAAATTAGTAATGATGAATTTGAATAAAAAGTTTAAAAAAAGTTACAAAAACCGTAGGTGTGCATGCACCAAGCGTATATTTATTGATAAAATAAGTTGATTTTGTAACAAAAATAGTTATGCAATTTTTTATTTAATCATATATAAAAAGGAACAAAAAGTATGAATATTTCCAATAGGATTTTATCTGATATCACCGTATACATGAAATACGCAAAATACATTCCAGATTTAGAAAGACGAGAGTCATGGGATGAACTAGTTACTAGAAACAAAGAAATGCACCAAAAAAAGTTTCCTGCCCTTAAAGGAGAAATTGAAACTGTATACAAATATGTGTATGATAAAAAAATATTACCTTCAATGAGATCATTACAGTTTGGAGGCAAGCCTATTGAAATATCACCTAATCGAGTTTATAATTGTGCATATCTTCCAATAGATGATGCGAGAGCATTTAGTGAAACGATGTTTCTATTACTAGGAGGTACAGGTGTAGGCTATTCAGTACAAAAACATCATGTAGAATCATTACCAGAAATCAGAAAACCAAATCCAAATAGAACAAGACGATTTGTTATTGCCGATTCAATTGAAGGATGGGCAGATGCTGTCAAGGCATTAATGAAAACATATTTTAATGGCGGTTCCAAATTAAGATTTGATTACTCTGATATTAGACCAAAAGGAGCCAGGTTAGTTACCTCCGGAGGTAAAGCACCAGGACCTCAGCCATTAAAAGAATGTCTTGTCAAGATAGAAGGAATATTATCAGAAATGCCTGACGCTTCTAAATTATCGACATTGCAAGTACATGACATTGTATGTTACATTGCAGATGCGGTACTAGCAGGTGGTATTAGAAGAGCTGCTCTTATCAGTTTGTTTTCGGCAGATGATGATGATATGATTGCATGCAAGTCTGGTAATTGGTGGGAAACTAATCCACAGAGAGGTAGAGCTAATAACTCAGCGGTATTGATGAGACATAAGATTACAAAAGATTTCTTTTTAGATTTATGGAAACGTGTTGAATTATCTGGAGCAGGTGAGCCTGGTATCTATTTATCTAATGATAAAGATTGGGGAACCAATCCATGTTGTGAAATTGCATTGAGGCCATTTCAATTTTGTAACCTATGTGAAGTAAATGCATCTGATATCAAATCACAAGAAGATTATAATAATAGAGTTAAGGCAGCTGCATTCATAGGAACGTTGCAAGCATCGTATACTGATTTTCATTATCTACGTCCGATATGGCAACGTACGACTGAGAAAGATGCGTTGATAGGTGTTTCAATGACTGGTATAGGCTCTGGAACAGTGTTAGGATATGATATGAAAGAAGCAGCTAAATTGGTTAAAGAAGAAAATGCACGTGTAGCTGAATTGTTAGGAATAAATAAATCTGCTAGATGTACGACAGTTAAACCGGCTGGAACAACATCATTGACATTAGGAACATCATCAGGAATTCATGCATGGCATAATGATTATTATATCAGAACAATTAGAGTTGGTAAGAATGAAGCTATATACAAATATTTAGCTGAGTATCATCAGGAGTTAATTGAAGATGAGTATTTTAGTCCTCATGATACTGCTGTGATATCAATACCACAAAAAGCTCCGGAAGGTGCTATTATGAGAACAGAATCGCCATTCCAGTTATTAGAACGAGTAAAAAGAGTAGCTCAGGAATGGATTAAATCTGGTCATAGAGGTGGTTCAAATACACATAATGTTTCGGCTACAATATCATTGAGAGATCATGAATGGGATGCTGCAGGACAATGGATGTGGGATAATAAAAATCATTATAATGGATTATCTGTATTACCTTATAACGGTGGTACATATAAACAAGCACCATTTCAAGATTGTACACAAGAGGAATATGAAAGATTATTTTCATATCTCAATGACATTGATTTGACTAATATTATTGAATTAGATGATGATACGGATCTATCAGGCGAATTGGCTTGTGCAGGTGGAGCTTGTGAGATTACATGATGAGAGCAGATGATTGGATAACTAAATTATATTACGGCTTACCTATATAAGTAGGTGCATATTTATTAACAAAAGGATATTATGTTATTGAAAAAAGGCGATTTAGGACATTACGTTAAGGAATGGCAAAAAGTAATAGGAACTCCGGCGGATGGCGCATTTGGACCTAATACAGAAAAATTAACAATTGCATGGCAAAAGAAGCATGGTTTAGTTGCAGATGGCATTGTAGGCAGAAACACATGGGAAGCGGCTGGTATCGATACTGATTCTATTAAAGGCGAAGTATATGAAACAGAATATACTACAAAAGACGGACTTGTTATTGATAAAGCATATTTAGATAAAGATGAATATGTAAGAGACTATGGTAAGATAGAACCATTAGGATTCTTTATACACCATACTGCAGGTTGGGATAATCCTTATAACACAATTAATAGTTGGAACAAAGATAAACGAGGAAGAGTTGCTACTCAATATTGCATTGGCGGAACAAATGTGAAAGGTAAAGAAGCTAAATATGATGGCGTTGTAGTAGAATGTTTCCCGAATAATTATTTAGGCTGGCACCTAGGTAAGGTTGGTAAATTTGCAATATCTAAATTATCAGGCGGTGTTGAACTTAATAACTTTGGATACTTAACTAAAAAAGGTGATAAGTATTATACATATGTCAATACAGAAGTCAAGCCAGAATTTGTATGTGACTTGGGTTATAAATTTAGAGGTCATCAATATTGGCATGCATATTCAAATAAACAAATTGAAAGCCTGCGTTTATTGCTATTACATTTGAAAGATATCTATCCAAAAATGGATTTGGTAAATGGTATTCCAAAATTATTGAAAGATGGCGTACATCCTAAAGATGCATTTGAATTTAATGAAGATGCTTATAACGCTAAGCAATTTGGTTTATGGTCACATACATCAGTTAGAAAAGATAAGTACGATTGTTTCCCTCAAAAAGAGTTGGTAGATATGTTAAAAAACTTCTAAAAAGATTAGGATTATTGGAATAAAGTTGTTATATTTATATATAATAATTAAAAAATAAGTTATATGAACAAAGGAAAGTATCAGTTTAAAGAAGTAGAATTAGCGTTGAACTTCAAAAAAGTCCCGGCATGTGATCAGGAATATTTACGTACAATGTTTTACCAGACGGTAGGAGCGAGATCGGTTAAAAACACCGGTGTATCATTTAATGGGTATTACCCAAATGCTGGAACGTTTACAATATTTGATAATGAAGGCGATATGATCAATCATATGAATGAATATGTATACGCGTATGATAGTACTGCCTCTCATTTATTGCATGGCAAAAAATATTATATGGCTTGGACATATGATCATAACAAACAAAATGCAATGGTTACAGTATGAGTAAATTTCAATCGACAAAGATATTCGACGGGTTCAGTACAGTATTCCGACAATATCAAGCAACAACAACTCATTGTAGATTCTTGCATGGATATGCAATAGAATTCAAAGTAACCTTTGAAGGTGAATTAGATCATCGTAATTGGGTATGGGACTTTGGAGGAATGAAAAGATCCAATACTCTAATCGATGGAATGTCTGCTAAAGCATGGATGGATTATATGTTTGATCATACAGTTATAATCGCAAAAGATGATCCATACTTAACTCATTTTCAAGAAGCAGATAAGGCAGGTGTTATTCAATTAAGAGAAATGGATGGTCCAGTAGGTGCTGAAAGATTTGCTGAGTTTATTTATAAGAAACTTAATGCATTTGTTTTTGAAGAAACAAAAGGCAGAGTAAGCATTGCAAGAGTAGAATTTTTTGAGAACAAGAAAAATACAGCAATCTATGAAGGATAGTTATTGGACATATACAACTACATTTGGTGATGTAAAAATAATTTATGAAATAGTTAAATCATGAGCGAAATACAATACATATCATTATATGATTATCTTGGTAGGTCTACTGCGAAGAATAAAGATGGCATTGAGGTTGCTAAACTTGCAGAAGAAAAAGGCATTAAACTGAAATACAAAATGTTACCAGAAGCAATACAGAATGATGATTATAAATCGGTTGCTACATATCCAATAGACTTTTTAGATACTATATATAAACGCGCGGATCAAGTATTAGTTCGTAAAGATGAAATGATAGAAGTATTAGGACGTGTACGAGATCTAGAAGATAAATTAAATAAATTGTTAAATGCTACCAATAGTAATGTCGATGATGCCGATGACCTCCCATTCTAAAACAAAGATGAAAAGATTAAACGATTATAACAAAGTACTGCCTGTATTAGAAGTATATAGATGTGTACAAAGCGAAGGAAGTAGATTCGGAAGACCTACAATAGCAGTAAGAACAACCGGATGTACTCACCGATGTTATTTTGGAGAAGGTGGTTGGTGTGATAGTTGGTA